AGAATTGACAAGCAAGCAAGACTATGATAATAGGATAATAAAGGATGAAAGTTAAAGAAGCTCAAGCAATCACCGGGTCCATGACCCGTACAACCAAAATGCCAGGACTGTCTTACAGCCTGCCTGCATGGGCCTGTCAGACGGGCTCCAAGCTGCGCAAGGTCCCCGGCACACCGTGTTACAATTGCTATGCATTAAAAGGAAATTATATAAGATATCCAGCAATTAAAAAAGCTCAGTACTACAGGCTGGACAGCCTGAACCATGACTCATGGATCCCGGCAATGGTTGCACAGATCAAGCGCCAGAAGTGGTTCAGGTGGCACGATGCCGGAGACATCCAGTCAGTTGAACATTTACGTAAAATTTTTGAAGTCTGCAGGTTAACGCCGGGCACCAATCACTGGCTGCCCACACAAGAGCGTCAGTACCTGCTGGCTGTATCTCCTGAAGAAGTTCCCAGTAACCTGGTGATCAGGTTGTCCGGTTCGAAGGTAGATGGACCGCAGCCCAGCTGTTGGACTCACACCTCCACAGTGGTTACCAAGGGCGCCAGCTGCCCGGCCCCATCTCAAGGCGGCAAATGCAAAGAATGCAGACAATGCTGGAATAAAAATATATCTAATATAAGTTATGGCAAACACTAGTCATGACGTACGTTATCAGACATCCTAAGTACTACGCAGAGTTAAGAAAAATATACAAGCAAGCAGAGAAGCTCAAGCAACGAGCGAGCAATCAACAAGCGAGCAAAGTCTCGAGCACCGTGGACCACGAAGCACGAGCAACGGACGAGCAAGCAAAGCCTTCCCTTAAAAGATCCTGAATCTTGGACCCTGGAACAAGTATCAAGCACCCTTGACCAAGGTGCTTGGCTAAGATGAAAGTATTCTTGGGATGTGTTGTATGGAACGCAATTTGATGCGGTGAAAATCTGATTTTATTACTCTTTGTGACTTTTAATTCTACTGTGAAAAAGGTGCCAGAATCATTATAGCCCAATAGATCAGGCACGCCAACGCCAGCAAAATTTTCAATCCTTGTCCACTTAATTTGAGGACAATTCTTCTTAAGTTCATGCCAAAGTTTACGTTCAGGAGCCATTTCATTTTAAAGTAATTAGAGCTTTTTAATGACCTTACCTGGAGACGCCTGTTCATGCCTAACTTTAATTACAATCCTATGAGTTTCACGCGCTCCAATAATTTTATTCTCTGCTAAAAAAATAGATTCAAGATCCCACATGGTACCATCAGGAGTTTTAATAGACACTCTTGCCTCTTTGGCAACAGTACTTTTATTATTAAACTTCCTAATGATCTTTTCCAATTCCTGGCACTTCAACATGACTAATTCATCTTTTTATATCTACTAATTTCCAATTACCTTTATAAACATATTTTCTTTTAATCAAAGGGTAACCATTCTTTTTACACCACTCATCAGCATATTTCTCAATGAGCTTAGACTCTAATTGTGCACCACCCCAATTAGGATTGCCACGTCCTTTTATAATTTTAGAGTCCACCAGCTTTTCTAAATCTATTTAATTGATCTGCCACTTGGTGAGCCAACTTCTTATTATCTTCTTGAACTTCACTCAAAGTGGTTTGCAATCTTGAATTATATCTCTGGTGACTATCATTAACCTCTAATGCACTAGCCAATCGCTTTTCTAATTCTACAATCCTAGTCTTTGCCGCACGCATCTCCGGAGAGTTCATACCAATGCCTTTAATAAGGGTGACTTCCCCTTCGGCTTCTTCGACTCGTTTTTTTAATGATTTATTTTCAACTAGAAGCTCTCGATAGGCTTCTTCATCCATCGTATCTAGTATTCTTTCATTATTCATACTTGACTTGTACTTAAATTTACTGTAAAAGTCAAGCTTGGTCTTGTTTGGATGGACTCCACCACACGAAGTTCAAACAAGGCCTTTTTAATATGAGAAAAATCAGCGGTCTGCGGCCGGCCTATACATTCCGCCAGGTTTTGCTCATACGTGTTCTTAAGTAAGCACGTATGGGTTAATATGAATCAAAAGGAGTAAAATGGGCGTACCAAAAAGACTCACAGATCAGCAAAGAAGATTCTCAGAATTATATGTGTATAACGAAGGAAGAATGACTCCTTACGAATGCGCAAAGGAGGCAGGCTATGCAGAAGAATCAGCACGAGTCAGAGCTAGTGAATTAAGAAATCCAAAAAGATATCCATTAGTAGTTAAATTTATAGGGGAGTTAAGAGAGGAAGTACAAAACAAATATGAAGTTACATTCGAAAAACATATCAAAGAACTTGCAAGACTTAGAGAAGAAGCTCTCAAAAAAGGTAGCTTCTCATCGGCTGTTAACGCAGAAGTCTCTAGAGGAAAAGCTGCAGGTCTCTACATTGAACAAAAAATTATTAAAACTGGTAAGCTGGAAGACATGACTGAACAAGAATTAGAAACTAGAATGAAAGAAATTGTGGACCAATACAGTCCAATACTAGATGCGAAACCTATTGAACAACTTAAAAAAGAAGTTAAAGCAAGTTCTACACCACTCCTTAAAAAACTCCCAGATACAACCTACGAAGAGAAAAGCAACGTAGAGGAGAAAGAGCACAATGAAAACGGGGATTACCAAAAAGTTATAGACAATATTGCCCATTAGATCTTCTGAATTTTTTTAACGACAGAAAGTGGAATCATAGTTCTATCTCCAAATGTAAAAGTGCCATCGTCTTCTTTGTCATAAGAAGCAAATAATTTAATTGCATATCTATCCTTATTATATAACCAGCCTTCATTCACCGGAAAACTTAGTTTCATTTTATCAAATTCTTTATCGCTAGCCCAGCCCGAATCACTCAAGATATCGATCCACTCCACTCGGACTTTAGGAAAAGGCACTTCGGGAGATGTGTGAGTAACGACTTGTTTTCTTCTTTTCTTAGGCATGATTATATGTAGCACAGGTATCGACAGTATAAAGGTAAAAATTTTTTTTCACTGCGCTAAAAATAAAAAAAGTGCTGAGGGTGTCGAAGTACCCTGAAATCGCCCTATAACCGTTGGTATATAAGGAAAAAAGTATCGACACCCCCCCTGTCGATAGGGTGTCGAAGGGGTGTCGAAGTGTCGATACTTTATGGCAGAATTGTGGCGAAAAGATGGTTTTTCTGCCTTAATTGTACATTTATGTCGCACTTTGGAAAAAATGTCGACACCCTATCGACGGGGTATCGACACCCTATCGACACCCTAGGTGTCGATACTTATGCTCTTTGTTTGTTGTACATGTCCAGGCGGTGAAGCCACTTGTGCTTCCAACTTCGGAGATCTGAGTCCTGTATTTTGAATTCTTGATAGTATAAATCTGGTGTGCATATCATGATTACACCCTGTCTAATTTTAGATCTATAGACATAGTCATGGGCCATGGCGTATGCAGCAATTTGTAAAAAATAGTCATCTATCCAATCTTTATTCTTAGGACGATTAGACTGTTTAAAATCTACAATAGATTCCATGCCGTTGTGTAGACATACGAGATCAGTAGACCCAGCATAAAGCCCAGGATAATATAATGTAACTTCAGAGCCATAGTATTCTTCCACAGGCGCAAGACCAATCTCAATAATTTTGTTGGCCATGGGCTTCGCCTCTTGTCCGATCCCTGTAAGATCATCGTACCCAATTCCTGTGATATGGTTCTCCAAGAATTTGTGCATACTAGTCCCTCGCTTTGAAGATAGATTCTTAATTTGTTCTGCTGTTTCATTACCAACCTTTTGTTTCCAGGCGGTTAAATAACTCTGATCTTTAGTTTTTGCAAGTATTGTTGTGACTGAAGGTAACTTTTCTCCGGCTACATCATAGCTCCGTGAGCCGTGTTCCGTGGATCGTGAGCCCTGAACGTATTTATACTTTTCGTTCTTCTTCATTCTTAAATCCTATATAATAACCAATAAACAATCCACCAATGGTTACTCCTATCCCTAAAAAAAATAAACCAATCATTCACTTAATTTTCGAGTGATAATATTTTCTACGAGATCCCCATACTTTTTATTTAGGCTATTCTGTGTCACAGACTTAATAATATCCTGCTTCAATTTAGGTAGTGTTTTCAAGGATTTAGAATATTTTTCCACCATTTTATGGTGGTCCTCAATGTCTTTTTTATTCATCATAATACCACCACTAACATATACAAAGATAGAAGAGTCATCAACCCTAGAAATGTAAAAACCATTATAAAAATTTTATTCATCTATAATTAATTTTCCATCTAAGTGATCCATTTCATGCTGCACGACACGTGCAGGTAAATGATAAAAAGTTTTATATTGTTTTTTACCGTGTCTACAAATCCAACTAAGGCCCACATACATAGGCCTTCTCACATGCCCAAATTGATTGGGACAAGATAAACAACCTTCTTCTGCTGTTAATTTTTCTTTAGCTTTCTTTTCAATAACAGGATTTATAAAAATTTTAGGACTCTCTCGCTCATTACTGGTATCCATAACAAACATTCGTCTCGCATAGCCCACTTGATTAGCAGCTAAACCGATACCATTATTTTTATACATAGTGTCTACCATTTGATCAATGATGACTTGATCTTCAGGACTCAACGGAAGTTTAACCTCCGACGTTGGTTCTCTTAAAAATATATCTGGTTG